TAGCCATTGCTAATCTCCTTTAATTATATACTTACTTATCTCAGGAACTCTCTCCAATCCAGGTCATATTGGATTGAATTAATTCTATGTACACCTATTAAGTATAGCACATAACTTGCTACACTACTACCTCTTCCTACGCCCCACACAATATTGTTCTCACGCATAAAGTCCACAAGATAAACCATATAGCGTAGCAAGTCTTCCATGCCGCGTTCTCTAAACGCTTCAAGTTCTTCGCAAACTCTAGTCCATTCTACTGTTTCTTGCATGTCATATGGATCGTAAATTTGCATAGTATGAATTAGGCGTGACATTATATCTGCACCTATGTCTAGAGTCTTGTATTTGTCAGGCATAAACCATTCCGACTGTAACGCACCGTCAAAGTCTTTCTGATCTACATCTAGGGGAATATATTTTGTAAGCTCGGGTAGATATTGTTCACGCATTGCTGCGTTAAACTTTTCAATATCATCACTAGGGTCGCATAACACCACATGACATTTGTCAACATGACCACTATAGATCATGTCAATAAGATCGCGATTCGTGAAACGTGGTATACCTAGTTCATCTGTTTTCATAAGCATGTAAACAGTTTAACTGATATTGATTAAACTGTCAAGCCCTTTTTCGCCGTTTTGTTCTTGTTGTTGTTGATATTGTTTTGCACGTCTTGCACGTGACTCTTCACGATACATATCTAATATCGTAGCAATTTGTGCCTGAACTTGAGGATTGTGAGACATAAAATATTTACGCTGAAGTTCGAGTAGTTTATTCTCAACTTCAGCGTCACTTAGTTGTTCAAAGCTGTCAACTAAAGGATTAAACATTAATCAAAAGTTCCGTGATCTTGTGCGAACACTGTAATGCCGCCATTGATAGTCCAAAAGTCTATAATAGTTGGATTAGTTTGTGATGCTACTACTGTTGTTCCAGCAAACGCTCCTGCGCCTTTAAAGCCGCCACCGCCAGCACTTGCCCAAGTAATAGTTCTTGACGTACCATCACTTGTAAGTTGTAGACGCATTTTCCCCATTACGCCGCTTTCAGGCCAATCAGAAAGAGTAAGTGTAATATTAGCACCTGCTTGCAATGTCTGATAATGGCCAGCTTCCCAACTAACGTTTTGACTAGCAGTAACGTTGCCAGAAGAATAAACAGTTTCAGTATTTGCTTTAAGTTCAGCTTCACTAATTAGACTGCCATTAAATGCGTTATCTGCATTAAGTTTAGCAGTATCGTTTTGCAATGTTGTAATCTCACTAGCTGCGGCCTCTAGCCCCACTTTAGTTACATTGAAGTTTGTACGAAACCCCTGACTATCATTATCTTGACCAGCTACTGGGAACGCTGCATCAAATCCTACTGTACTAATTGCACTTGCCATATTTTATATCTCCTGTATCATATTTATGTTTGTTAAGCATTGAATTCGTAATTTGCGAATAATATGTATTGTTCTTGCGAATTACCTTCAGCATTATCTATTAAGTATCGATCAATATCTAATTCGTATCGACTAAAGTCTATGTTAAGATAGTCAATGGTATTTGCAATTATCTTTGCAGTACCTGGCTTACAATAACATAATGGAATGGCATTAACAAACCCTAATTCGGTTATAGTATCTTCTTGTGACGATCTCATCCATAAAGGTAAAAAGTTCTTTTCAGTTTCGCCGATATCTTTAATAGCAGCTCTCATATGTGTCATATTTGAAATATAACGAGTTGTGTCGTTTTCGCCGCTTACAAGAATAGCGTCACTGTCTGTTGTAATTACGTTGGTGGGCCATGGTCTGTACTTGTTACTTTCTATTACTCCTGGAGTAAATGGCACTCTTATAGAATATCCTGTTTGAATTAACACTTCTAATAGGCTTGTAATAGGTAATTTGTATATTTGATCTCTGCCATTAATGTTTAGTAATTCTATCCATTTTATTGTAACGTCGCCATCTTCGCGAGTGGTTATATTAAATTCAGAAAGCTCACTTGCATATGTATCGTTAATATCATTATATCTCGCACTGTTAACTAGTACTTTTTCAGAATTTCTAATCTTTATTTGTTTAGCGACTTTTTCATTCTTTTTAGTCGATTGCTGAGGATCAATTACTTCTAAGTAAACTACTTCGTATACTACATCCTGTGTTCCAGGAGTTTTAGCAACTGCGGTCTTTACCTTGCCGATATTAAGATTTCGTCTTTTATGATTCTTTGCTGCGGCTGCAACAAAATGTTCAACTGCTTTAGCTTCGATGCCTGCGTATGCAAGTATTTTAATTCTAGTCTGAATACCAAAATTAGGATCGTTTGGTCTGTATAAGTATTCTGGTAAGAATATCTCTGCATTGTTTACAAAGTTAATAAATGCAGTTCTTTGCGTCTGTGTAAGCATAGGTTGAAAAAATACATTACTATACTGTTTGTTATCAGGGTCTGAAAGCCTTACTGTAAATGTTCTTTCAATAGCACTAAATCCAAATTGATCTTGTGCTTTAATTGTAAAATTAAATATTCGATCAAATGTAGTAGTATTACCATCTAGTTGCATTTGTTGACTATCAAATACTGTTAATCCAGCTTGATCAACAGTTCCAAAACTATTAACTTTTCCAATCAATTCTCCATCTAATGAAAGTCTGATTCCCGGAGGCAATGTTCCGCTAGTTAGTGTATAAAGCAAATTAGCATTAGGGACTGTAGTGCTTGCATTAACACTTAATGTACTAATATAGTTTGCACTAAATGATCCTAAGTTACTAGGTGTATTCCAAGTAATAGTTGATTCTACTTCACCTAATAATTTTATTACAAATGTTTTTTCGCTGACAGCATCTTCAGTATCAACGATACTAATAGTGCCAAAGTTAATACTTGTACCTTCAGTAAATGCAGTAACTATTGCTCTGTTTAATGTTAATACATCGTAGTTTGCATTACTAGTACTAATACTTCTAACAATATATGCATTGCCTGCTATAGTAAATTCCTTACCTACTACATATTCTGAGTAGTTGTCAAATTTACTAACTTTAATTTGTGCAACACCTGGGTTGGCACTTTCATACATGTATTCGATTAATTGAACTCTGTCAATGTCGTACCCGATACGTTGTGCAGCAATAGTAAATTTATATTCTTGAGTTACAGCAGGCTGATAAGGAACTCGTCCTGCAATCTCGCCAGTAATAGTATCAAGTTCTAAACCCGGTGGCAATATACTAGGACTGTTGTCGTCATTAAATGCCTTCTGATAAAAACTAACAACACCTGCTAACGAGTTAGTATCAATAACATCAAGTACAAGTGTAACATAATTGTTAGCTCGTCTATAGCCGAAGTCTCTTGGGGTTAGCCATATCGGTACTCTTATATGTGTGTTATCTGCACTAAAGACACCTGAGCCTACGTTCATAACAGTAGTATCAGCTCTAAAGAAGTCGTCGCCTACTACATATAACTTAAACGTACGACTTGCAATAGTATCACCGTCACTTACACTAACAATAAATTCATAGTATCTATTAAGTTTCTTTGGTGAACGTGTAGGAGTACTTAGGTCGTAAATCGTAGTGTCATAATAAAAACTGTCAAACCCGTTAGAACTTGGAACACTCCAATCATATGCACTAGTAGATCCTGCGTCATATCCGGCGTCATCATAAAATCCTGACCCACTTGCTTTTTCTATTGCGAGTATAGGATCAACTACACCGACTAATCTACCATCTCTAGTTAACTGTATGCCCGGGGGTAATACCCCACCTTTTGCAGGTATAAAATATTCAAGAACTTGCCCAGCAGCAGTATCAGTATCGATAACTTCTAATTGAAAGTCAACAGGTGCGCTATCTAAAATATAATAAACTCCATTGTTACCTGCAGGCAACAAATCAGCAGGCGTCTGCCATACAGGCGCATCTTCGCCTAATACTGTTATCTTAAATGTTCTATCGCTTATTTGAGAATTATATGTTGCCCTAAGTACAAATGTACTAACTGTTTCTCTCGAAACTTCAATCGGAGTTCCTAAAATAGTATTATTAACTAAACGCAAGCCTGCAGGCAAACTTCCGCTTATTAGTGCAACTGATGCACTTGGTTCTGAAAGTGGTAATGTTAACGGTGCAATAGTTACTTGTTCTTCCAAAGTACCAAGGCTATCACCGTTATTGCTTGTCCAAAAGTTTGCCATATATCTATTCCCTATATAGCATATTTATCGAAAAATTACAATGTACCGTAATCTGATACTAATGCACTTGGTGCAGTAATTGTTCCGTAATCAATTATAGTAGCTCTAAATAATAATTCTACACTAGTTGTTATATTATCAGATATTAGCCCGTAATCAGCACCATTAACGATTTGGCTTAATTCAGTTATATCGATGCCATTGACAGTACCTGTCAAGGGACCTACAATTGAGCTAGCATTAATTGTAGTTGCGTTTAATATGCTGACACTATTAATGTTAAAAGAGTTCGCATTAAGTGCAGCACCTAGTGATGGATTTTTATCTTGAAACAAGAGGTCAGTGGCATCAAGTGCAACATTGATATTATTACTTGTAAGCGAAGTAGTAATATTTTGTCCGCCATTAATACCAAAACTTCTTCCAGCACCTGATAGACTTAGTGTATTGCCGTCAGTTCTAACAGTAATAGCACCGTTGTTGGTAATAGTAATACTTGTACCATCTGAAGTAAGTGATATATTGTCGCCTGCAATCAAACTTCTAAAGTTAAGTGTGTTACTTTCTTTAGTATAAAATACTCCAGTACCTGTACCTAAGTTTGCTGCATTATTTTGCGGAACGACTCTTTGATCTAATTCGTCAAAGTTGTTGTTAACCTTAACAAATGCTTGACGGAGATCGTCGCCTGTGCCATCGTTTGCTATATTGCCTACATTAATTCTAGTTATTGCCATTTGTTATCTCCGTTTAGGTTATTGGTCCAAGTAATGCAGCAATTCTATCTAGTGCCGCTGCTATAGTAGTCGGAGCATCATTGTTCCAATCTGCTGCAACAGCAGGAGTGTAATTTACAGATCCATTAACTGCGCCACTTATATGCAAGTCGTTAAATTTATTATCTGTTGAACCTAAGTCATAAACCGCATCTGCTGCTGGAACTACGTTAGTTCTAATAGTTTGATCTAAGTTAAATGCAGCAAGTACACTGTCAACTAGCAGTGTTGAATCGTCAGCATATACATTTCCTACTAAATCGCCTGTGTTATTAACATCAACAGTAATTAAACCGTCTGCTAAATCTGCTGCTGTTAAGTATCCTGCATTATTAAACAGTGTACTAATATTAGCTCCTGGTTGTAATGCAGTAGATGCTAACGCCCCTTGTAAACTCGTTGCTGCATCAGTTATGCCGTATCCTCCGAGTGTTGTTGGAGTACTAGTTAAATCACCAAATGCAACACTAGTTAAATACCCAACATTATTTGTAAGTTGTCCAACATTATCGCCGGGTACTAATACATTCATGTCGTCTATTAGGTCACTAAGTTGTGTAGGACGATTAATTAAGTCATTAAAGCTACCTGTCACTGCAACAGTTGCAATTTCAGTTCCGCCTTTTTTAATACTTGTAGCACTTAGTACACCTGCTGCAACAGTACCACTGGCAGTAACATCAGTTACGCCAATAATACCGTTGTTTGTAAGCTGTAGATTATCTCCACTTGGTATTTCTTTTATTTTGTTGCCATCAGTTGTATCAACTATTAGTGGATATCTATTTGCCATTTTTGTCCTCGCTTAGTGTATTTATTTGCTTTGTCATTTATACTCTACCCACAACTGCTTCAACCATGCCACGGTCGGTGTCTGCTTTAGTACCAACTGCTTTACCAATTACAGTACCAACTTTTGGATCGTTGTCAACAACTGCATACCCTGGAATTGAGCTTGCAACCAGCATGTCACCTTTAGCAACTGCACCAATTACCTTAACTGGTACACGACCTTGTAATGCTACACATATTTTAATACCAGGACAACCTGCGTTCATAATGTAAGCACTTTGATCACTTACTACACCAGCAACTCTTGTTGTACGGTGTGTAGCACTTTCAGTAACTTCTTTATCGCCGCCAAATACTAGCACAGTGCCGATTTCATATTCACGATCGCCTTCATAGTATTCTGCTAAGTCAGCGTATGTTGCTTGTAAGCGTGATCCAGTACTCAAACTCCAGTTACCTGTAATAGTACCTGTAGTAGTGTTTGCACCTGTTGAGATAGTTCTTACTGTAAGCGTATTGGTGCTACTAACTGTTAGACCAGCAAATGTAGGACTGTCAGTTGTAGCAAGTCCTTCTGCACTACCTGAAACTTGTCCAGCTGCACTAATTGCTAGATCAAGACCACTTTGTGTAGTACTTGTACCTGCACTTACAACAACAGTTCCTGTAGCATTAGGAATAGTAACAGTTCTATCAGCAGTTGGATCTGTAAATGCAATTCTAGTTTCGAATGCATCTGCTGTTCCTTCGTATATAATAGCATTAGTTGTTGTTGTATTAAGAGTTAGTGTACCATTAACTGTTAGGTTATCTGAAACAACAACTGATCCAGTTCCGTTTCCGCTTAAAGTAAGATTAGTATTTGCAGTAATGCTTCTTAAATCGTCAGCTTCGACCCCGGTTGTAGTAACTCTTGCTTCAACGTTTCCGCCAGTAACAAATGCAATAACATCGGCGCCACCTAAAGTTTTACCTATTCCAGCACCGATACCAATACCTGTACTAGTTGCATTTTTCTCACCCGGTGCCTCGATAAAGCTACTATAAATCCAACGTGCTGCAATAGCAGAAGTTTCAGTTGTGCCGCCAAGTGCGCCGCCAGTGCTACCAAAATCACTTGCTGCATGGATAGTACTTTCAGTCGGAGCAACTGCCATATCGCCAACTTTGATGTTGCCACCAGTATTGATAGTAGGTTTACTTGAACCTGCTGCTGTTAAAATTATTCCTTGTGCAGGAGTCTTAAACGACAATGTACCAGAGCTCTCAGCTAGCACTTCATATGTAGATGTACCGCCGATAATAAGTGCAGTTGCTTGTAACTTACCTGACGAAGTACGCTTTGCTATTGAGTTATTAGTACTATCTGTAGCAACTACTGTAGTTCCATAAACTCCTGCAGCAGTCTTAATTAGTGCGTTTCCGTTGCTAGCTGCTACACTAGTAAAGTCACCGTCGGCTAAGCCGCCACCTTCATCAATAATGGTACTAAATGCTACTGCACTTGCATTACCTGAACCTGCTGCACTGCGACCAATAACAGTATCAGTAGCTAGTGTTGGCAAATCAGCATAATCGACATCGTTAGACTTTAGTGTAACCCAACCATTTGTAACTGTAAAGTCGCCACTATCAAAACTTGCTAAGCCTAGATTAGCTTGTGTAATACCAGTAGCGTTAGCTCTAGTAGTTGCAGCATTCATTGCTAACTTACTTTGAGCAATTGCTGCTGAACTGTTAACATCGGCATTAAGAATCGAATCTTCTCTATACGCCAAATCAACTTCTGTTTTTGTATTATCGCGAGATACTGTAATTACAATGTCACTTGTTGATTTTTCAACTGCGTTAGTAAATTCATCAATTGGGTTTTCTAACACTACTGCTGTTGTACTGCCTGGAGATCCTACAACGCCATTATTAATAGGACTTAGTGTTGTGCTAAAATCAGCAACAGTTGTTAGTGTGTAAGTAATAACTCTTACGTTCTTGTTTAACACTTTATCAAATCTAGACTCAAGTGCTACTACAGTCCCCTGTGCAGTGCCATCAGTAATTGTTCCACCGACTGTAAATGATCCTGGTGTTTCTGGATCAGTTAGTAATCTGCGTTTGCCTGTCGCAACTAATAGTTGTTTAGCTTTGTTACCTGCTGTTACTGAATGTATAGTAACGTTTCTTAAATCATCTAATTCGTCATAGTTACTAACTGCTTGATCAACGAAGTCTTTAGTAGTTGCATCATTGTCGTCAGTTGGATCTAACAAGTTTTTAATTTGTTTGCTGTTAGCATTCAAGTTAGCTTCTAGAGGAGTTGATCCGTCTAATGCTAAGAATCCTGGATTAATTCTGCTAGTGCCCGTTAATTGAGCACTACCATTATGTCCTAGTCTACGACTGATATAGTTAGCAATAGCTTTCTCAGTAGGAACTGCGGTGTCAGACAAATCAATAAACAATTCATCGTTTGAGAATTCGTCAATGGTAACACCTTCTTTAAAGCCTAAACTTGCAGCTCTTGAAATACCAACATCACCTGCAAATGTAATACTACCTGTTGATTGGTCAACTACAAAGTACTTTCCTACACGGAAGAATCCATCATTGTCACTGCTGATAAAGAATACTCTACCTTTACGTCTTTCCCATACTTGTGCTTTACTTGCATCATTTGAATTACTGTACGCTCCTGCTTTAGCAGCAGTTCCGCCTACAGGTTTACCTAATAGTACGTTAGGATAGTTACTAGTATTAAACCCGCCAGTTCCAATTTCAGTAAAATCGTGTCCTGTTGCTCGTAATAAAGAAATCGCAACAGTAATTTCAGCAGTTGATCCTGCAACTAAGCCGCAATGGATATCACGTGATGTTGTAGGTACTAGTCTAATGCCAGCAGTTGCAACACCATTAACGTCAGTCCCTGCAACAAACGCAGTTTCGATGTACCACACACTTTCTACATCTACCCAGCGTCCGCCACTTGTATAAGTGTCATACAATGTTCCGTCTAGCGTACCAGTTAAGCCTGCGTCAGTATACAATTCAAATGTATCAGTAGTTACATTGTTTACATAATAACTTGTACCATTTAATATAGTTGTACCGCCAATTGAGTCAAATTCAACTCGCTGACCATTACTTAAATTGTGTCCTGCACTTGTAATTACAACTGGATTAGTTAACGTAATGTTAGTAATTGACCCAGAAGTAATTGGACCATAATTGATAACTTGTTGAGTTCTGCCACCGTATGCAAATATCATACCTCCGGTGTAGCCAACATCTCCTGGTACTAATACAGTTTGATTAAGTGGATCAATTGATTGCTGAACAATGCGTGTAGCATCGCTACTGCTTAATTTTTCAATAGCTAAGTAGGTATCAGTTACACTTGCGCCTAATGTGCCGCCTCCTGCTGGAGCGCTAACACCTCTATTTGAAAAATCAATAGTAGCAGTTACATAAGAATACCCAGCATCAAATACTGCTTTAATTTGTGTACTTGATAATTGTTGATTCTGATCATCTGCTGTAGTAAATCCTGTACTTCTATAAGTAGCTGTATCACTTTCGTCGAAGTTAATAGCAGTACTAGGACGTTCAGTTATATCTTGTGTATCAACATTATCAAATATAAAGTTCTCACCGTTTCTATATTCGATTATATCTCTATGAGCTACGGCATCTTGTAAATCAGGGAAATAATCAATATTTGAACTTGCTTCTTGAATTGTCAATCTGTAAACAGAATTGCTAAATTGTCCTGCAAAGTTTGTAAACACTGCATCTACATTAATAGTTAAATCATTAACACCGTCTGTTCCGCCGACATCTGCTCCTGATACTACAATGTCATTGCCTATTGCATACCCGCTACCTATATTTGAAATACTAGTAACAGTAGGAACACCAGCTGCAACTGTAATAGTAAATGTTGCTCCTGTACCTACACCAGTAGTAGACTTTTGCCCTACTAAAGAATAAACGCCATTTGTCCCAGCAGTGCCTGATACATATGATGCGTCTTCTATACCAGTTACAACAACTGCTCCGCTATCACCAGCGACACCATCACCGTTAGGATCTGACAAGTTTTGTACGTTTGTAATTTTATAGTTAAGTCCGCCTACAAGCCCACCGTGATTGATGTAAATGAACGCATTTTTCATCGGAGCTTCTTTAAAGTCGTAGACTGTAATGCTTGTATCACCTGCTGCGTTTGTATAGCCACCGTATGTAAATGCTTTAACACTCTGAACCATGTTTCGTGCAGTTATAACCTGATCCGGAATTTCGTTAGGATCAGCACCTTCAGCAACAAGACCAAAGTTACCATAACCGTTAGAACCGTTTAATGATCTAATTTCCGAACCGTTTGATGCGTAATACGCTGCATGACAGTAGTATGTAAACATAGATACCATCTCAGAGAATGCACCATTGTTAGTAACAAGACCGTATGCTAAATCGTTAATTTGTGTAAAGTCGTTACCTAGTATACTTCTGTTACCTGCACTTTGTAAGAAAATGTCTTGAATAACATCAAGCTGGTTATGCCCAGGATCACCTATGTCATCAGTTCCAGTCAAGTTCCAACCGTTTCCGTTATTTGAACCTGGATCAAGATATATAACAGCTCTACCTAATCCGCTGTCATAGTTTGAAATAGCATTAACTTGATATCGTTGTCCTTGGTAGTAGAACGGAGCAGGAAGTTCTGGTATTCTTAATTTAAGTCCTTGTTCCACTCCGCCAACGTCTTGTGATTCTACATATAATGTAAATGCGTTTAATGCAATACTTCCGTTTGCATCGGTATAGTTTCCTGAATTTGCCTGTACACGCATTGGTATATTACCAGCAAATGCGTCAACATACATACCGCCTCGGAATACTTTCTTATTTTCACTCTTAGAGAAACTCGAAGCAGTCTGAATATACGGTGATTTAGTTAGCACCTGACCTTCTGGATCAAGCACACACATAAATCCGCCGTGACCTTGCACAGTGACGTTTCTAATAATAGTTGCGTCATCCATCAAGAATACATCCATGCCTTGCGCATCGTTGCGTAATGGCGGATTGTAATCTGTATCAAACGCAAATGCAACAATATCGACTAATCCGCCTACTGTACTAACACTGCTATTAACTTGTTTCCATTTAATAGTATTTGTAAGTTGACCGAATGTTAATGATAATACATTGGTATCTTCGTCTGTTGCTGTTGAAACATGTGTACGCAATGCTCTATAATATAATGAACCCTTTTTAACAAAGTCACCTTGAGTATATGATACACCTGCTGCCCAATCTGGTTCAGCTGCTCCTCGACTAATGTCAGGATCATAATTAGTTCCAGCATTCTTAGTAGGTGCAACTCCTATTAATAACTGTGCAACTAGCGTTGCTATATGATTAATTGCTGCCGCAGTTTCTGCTTCTTGACCAGCAAAACCTGCACTAATATATCCTTCCCAGTATTGTCCTTGATTTTCTAAAGAAAATTCTGTGCCGCCGGCAATAAGATCTTTAACAATACCGTCTACAATAATACCAGTATCACGTCTACATTTTGTTTCGTTATATACTAATGCAGGGTAAGTACTTTCAATAAAGTAAATAACTTCATCTTGTATGAATTCTTTATTACTGTCGACAATTTCACTTGCAATTACATATTTGCCAAGATTATTTACAGTAGGACCAACATTTGCTGGCTTTGTATTATCAGTTAGATAATGTCGACCAAAATAACCTTGTGTCACACCAGTTTGGTTAACAAACGGAGTACCTGTAGTAGCTATTGTTAATCCGTCAAATTCTGCATCTCTATAAAAATATGTATTAGTATATACACTTTGTGATTGTCTACGCTTAGGACGTACAATTACTCGTCTAAATTCGTCACCCTTCAATGATACGTTTTTAGCAAGTTTAATAGGATAATCTTCTTCGTAAATACCTGTTTCGACTCTAATTGTAACTTGTTTTGCTTTAACATAGTTTCCTAGTTCAATTTCTTCACCTACTTCAAATGGTACTGGATTCAGCGGTTGTAGATAAAACGTAGTCGAATCAGTGTCTTGAGCAAATGTAATAATTCGAGAAACTGCTCCACTACGCTTACCTTTTAATACCTTACCAGGAATAGCATCAGTATTGTCTGGGTTCGTTTGATCTAACTCTCCTGCTGTACTGTTTGTTAGTTCTAGAGTATATCTGTTACCAAATGCAATGTCTGCACCTGCTTCAATGCCATTTGCAATAATATTTCTAATTAAGTTAATGTTATTAGTAATTGCTGCTGCACCGTTTGGTTCCGCACCGCCAGACGCTCCGTCCCAAACTTGTGCTTGACTAGTATCTTGTGCAAATTTAGTTTGATATCTTAAGCCAATTTTACCAGTTACAAAGGGAGTATATGCGCTATTGTCAAATGGCTCAGATAATGCTGCATCTGTAAATATTTCAAAACTGCTTGCATCAACTACTTTTACATATGCAAATTTGCCGTCAATTTCTGTCATACCAGATACATTATCAAATATTACTTGATTTGCATCTTTCAATCCGTGCTCTGTTGTAGTAGTAATTATAGAAGGAGTATCACCTGATTTAACAACAATGCTTTGTATTGTTTTTTCGTTATATAATTTGTTCTGCAGAATTGAGCTAGTAATCAATTGTCCTAAGAATGCAAAACTATCATTAGTTTGTTCGAGCTGTGATGTAATAGCAATTCTGCCACTAACACTTGAATAATATCTTTCTGCTGCTGTTCTTGATAGGTAGTTAGCAGTATTACCGCGCTCGGCATCAATTCGTATACTATCAATGATGAGTCCTATATCGCGTTCGCAAGTTGCAACATTATAAGAAAATTCTGGATAAGTGTACGCAATATAGCCCGATACTTCAGCAATTATATGTTGCTTGTTTAATCTTAAATTTGCACTTGTAATAACGTTTACACCGTTCTCGACTCCTTCACTGATTGTTACAGCAGGTGTTGAAAAGTTTGTATGTGTTAATGTTTGGAAGTACGGACCTGGCTCTTCTGGAGCAGTCTTAATTATTTCTGCTGCTCTACGTGCTGCTGCGTTAATTGTTCTAAATGCGTATGTAGGCGAAGAACCTTCTCTGCCTGCAGGCACACCTTGCATAGTATCATCACCGATAGTACTAACATTAAGAACTTCTGGGCTAGAATACGCTGTATTGTCTACGTAGTATTTTGTAGCAGCTTGTAAGTCTTCTATGCCGTTCGGAGCGCCGTCGCCTGCTAAATCACCTGGGTGATCGTGCAAGTACAATGTTCCTGTCATTGTGTCGCCTTGTCTACGAACAATGCTATCACGTGGCATTGCTACATCAGATAAGAAATTTCCTGCCAGAGCAGGATCATAGCCTCCATCAGTAATAGTATGAACATCAGTAACTGCAATTGTGCCTGAAACTGATATCTTATTAACAGCGGCTTCTGTTGAATTTTCTGTAGCTGCTTCCTCTGCCGTTGCATACAATGCTAACTGATCACCATTTACATATCTAATATAATATGTTTCACCGCTGGTTAAATTAGTAGGATCAGTATCTTCTGCATTAAACACAAACGCAGTACCGTTAGCACCACTATCATACCCGTGGCCACTAATAAATAAATTGCCATCAATGTAATTTGTAATAGTTAATTGATATTGTGCGCTCGAAGCAGGTTCTGCTGCAACACGAACTGGTAATCCACTAGTAATGTATCGTCTATCAGCATATCCCTTAGTAATAACTAAGTCATCAATAGTATAATTAGTAGTTCTTCCTGGTTGCGAATTAAGTGCAGTAGCAGCACTAGATGAAATTTGTACCCCTGCAATCGCAAAGTTCGAAGCATTCAAATGTCCTCCAAGGGATGGATTTACATTATCGTCAACAATTGCACTAAAGGTAGTTGATAATATAATTTTACCTGGAATACTAATAACATCAACTTCTATACTATCACTAGCTGCTGGATTAAGATCACTATCGCTTCCAATAGTACTATATATAATTTCAGTACCTGTGCTGTTTGTAGTAACAACTTGTCCAGGTTCTATAGTATTAGGTGTATCACCTAACGTAGTAAATCCAATTTGACCACCTTGGCCAAAGACTGCGTAAATTTCTTGAAAGTTTTCATTTACTTTACGAAACGACTCACGAATACTATCGCCTGTGCCGTCGTTACCTTCTACGCCGATGTTTACATCTTGTTTTGCCATTGTTGTGCTCCGTTAAATTACTGGGGTTGCCAGCTTGTCCATATCAAAATTTACGCTAACTCCGCAACCACATGCAGACTTTGCATTAGGATTTCTTATCTCAAAATTTGCGCCGACTATACTTTTAACATAATCGATTTCTGTTCCTACTAAAAACATTAAACTGTGTGCGCCTATAACTAAACTACCTTGATCACATGCTATTACAAAGTCATGTTCTTCAATTTCTTCTACTTGTAGGGTTCCCCATTCGTATTCAAAGCCAGCACAGCCGCCTCCTTTAAGGTTTAAGCTGATTGCGTAACAGTCATTTTCTTGACATAATTTGCCAATTTGATGATTTGCTCGAGCTGTTACTGTACAAATACTCATGTTTTTAATCCTTCGCTAGTGTATTTATTATTTAATTTTATAATCTTAATGTAAATATAGTTATGTTCATAAGAGAATTTCAGGAAGAGACCCGGCACGTTCGCAAGAGTAAATTAGGAGCAGAGCATCCGTATACTCGTAAACGTACATATGCTGTATTTAGATGTGACAGTTGTGACGTAGAGTTTACACGCCCTAGAGGAGATATGGATCCAAAACGTCTAAGTAATAATTACTTTCACGTATGTAAGACCTGCGATAGTAAGACATTTGCACAACGAAAAGGTGTTGAACGCAAGCATATCTGGGATATGCCTGCTTCTAGTGATTTACCAATTGGTAAACTTTAGTCTTCTTTCTTGAATAGTGTCCAAGCACCGTATGCAATAGCACCGTATGCTACTAAACTTGCGATTGGTTTAAAGATTAAAAACGCTACGCCAGCACCAATTAGAATAGCACCATCTAGTGTAGTACGTTCTTTTAGTCTAGCCATAATCCACTTTTGTATCATAGTAGTTCTCCTTACTGTAAATACTTATCCTTAAGGAGAA